GTACTTAACCGTTGTAGCCGCCACATCTTTCTTAATGCTGTCATTTGCGATTTTTGTATACTTCGATTTTACAAAACCGACAATAGCCGTCATAACCGCTGTTAAAATTACAGGCAAATACTCTGTAATCATCTGAGTAATAATCTCTTTCATAACTTTTCCTCCAATAATAAAAGAGGGTTGTTAGCCCTCTTTCTATTTAAGTATTATTTTTATATGTGTTTCATCAATACGTTTGATAACCCTATAACCACTATCTGACTTGGTTGCCACGCCATTCACACTAGCCGTACAATATCCGTTGATCTTGCACGTTCCGTCATCTTGAACTACTAACTGTCCTAGCAAGCCAACTTTGCTATACTCTTTTCGAGCCCCACGAGGAACATATTCAAGCGTATCGTTATAGTTTTCACTGACTATAGGATTGTGTGACTCATCATAAATCAACCGTCCATAAACATCTGTTTTATATTTATCATGCCAATCTAATTCAGCAGAGTTACCAACAATAGATGGGTTGGCTGATATAACACCAAGGACATAATCGTCTTTATTTGCAAGCTTGATTTTATCACCGTCAAGCGTAACGAATAATCCGATCCTATCTTGATTATCAACATTTCCGTCAAGCCATTCAAAATATTCGGCATAGTCAGCACCAATAGTTTTGTACGCACCGCCAGCATAAACATTGCCAGAAAAATCTACTTGCATTGCAGAATTTTCAAGTGCAGAACCATTTCCTATATTAAATAGTATATCAGCGTTTTCCGAGCTTTTATAAGTTCGTTTTGCATTGACACCTATAACAGTTTGGTTATCTGCTGTGGCACGATTATGTGAGCCTGCAACGAAACAATTATCATAATTTATAATTTCGTTATTACATCCAAACACGGCATTACATTTTGCCATTTGGTCTTTAGCTTTATCGCCCTTAACAGTATTCAATGTGCCAACTACAATACTATCAGCTACACCCTCTAGCATATTATTCATACCATTAACATATGTATCACGAGAATTGAAAACAGTATTTTTTGCACCGCTACAATCAACCGCCACGCTATATTCAGATGTATTCCACATACCGCTGACGTGATTAGAAAATCCACCAACGCTAGTATTATTAAAGCCTGTTAAGGAATTTAAACTGCTATTTCCACGAGTATAGAGTAACATATGTAACATACTGTTAGTTTTCATTTCTGAAAAATCAATATAATTATTGCTGTCATAACTATATTCGTAACAATGGTTTGCTTGACCTTCAAGATGGTTGTAATCGCCATGAGCAATATTTTCAAGACAAATAGTAATCTGTTCTGTTCCATCAGGGGCTATAGTATAAAAATAAGAACTGCCATAATAATTAAACTTTTCTGAGATGTGTCTACTACCACTACTATCAACATATTCAACAAATCGCCCTACACTAGAATTTTGACTTCCTAGAGGTACGGGCTTGCCATTCCTGATAGCAATGTAGCCAGCGTTTATACCGCCACCACGGAAATAGATCCACACACTATCTCCCATGCTTAAAATCTCACCTGATTTATTCAAGAAAGATTTTTCAGCACCATTATACTCTAATAGCGAAACAACAGCCGTGCAGTTTGTAGAGTCATAGCTTTTAACTGTTCCATAGGTGTAACCAAGTGTTTTTTTATTATCTTGACTTTCCTTAATCAGCTTATTCATTTTAGACATTCTGTACACCGCCTTTACGAATAATCAGCTAAAACCATTTTGCAGTTACCCACATAATTAACACCATTCATTGTAAATTTTACAACAGTTCCGTCAGCAGGAAATATATTACTTTGCCCCATATAAACATAGAATATTCCGTCAGTTTTAGCAGCGTACTGACCCTCAATTGTACTGTTCAATGGTATATTAAAATCAACTTGTGGTACAAGGGTCGTACCGCCATTGTGTAAACTTTGACTAAACATATTATACAAGCTTGCCATTTTGCTTCCTTGATGACCTGAGTTTGACGTTGGTGTAAAGAAACCTGTAATTTCTGTATTGTCAGATAACTTTCTCATTTTTGCAATAGCCCCACCTAATACATAGTCATTATCTCCACTTTTAAACAAAATCAACATTCCCCGACTTGTAGTATATAACATGACACTATCAAACTTGCTATAGGTAAAGCTGACATAATCAGCATATGGTGACGTTTGGGAAGAGTCATATTCACCACACCCAGCCCAATAACGTGACTTTGCAGGGTCAAACATTATTCTAAAGTACGTTGTATCATCAATCCAAAATGTCAAAGTGTTATAATCAGTGGACTCACTATCAGGATAATTTGTTTCAATTTTACTCCAAGTCCACTTATCTTCAAAAAATGTTTTAAGGTCTGCAAACACGGTTTCTGATGAAGTTTGATTTGGTATGCAAGTATAAGTATTTATCATTAATTATCACCGTCCAATTCTGCATTGCCGCTTATTCCAATGGCTCCACGAGCGCTAGTATTTGTTTCGTTCATATCGACATAATTGATGTTATGTTCTACACAGTATTTTACAATAGGCAAACAATTTGCGTTTGTAGTATCTGTTATACCATTTCCATATGTGAAAATAGTTCCGACTTGTACGTTATCAAGGGTACTAAAATCGGTCATAGTTAAATTATTATATTTCCCAGTTTCTATGTTGAAAGAAGTATGGAAAATAATTTGACCTACGCTTTGACATTTGATTGAGTCGTTAGCTAAAATGCAATCATTTGGAATGGAAATGCTGTTTGCAAAAGCAACCTGAATGGCATTGCTCATGATTTCCGTTGTACCATTTGCTACTACAATATCTGACCTACTCATTGGAACACGGCAGAGTTTATTCCCTTGGTAGAGGTTATTCTCAACGACTCTGAAAGTAGTATTAGAACTATCCACGGTAAACTTGTTTAATTTAGGACAATTATTAAACCCTGTAAAGCTAGTCAAAGAAGCTCCAATAGCAACCGTTGTTAATGCAGAGCAATTATTCACGCCCGATACAGATAAAGCCGTATTTGGAATATAAAATGTTGTAATAGCGTTATTGTTTAACCCACCAATCTCTTTTACTTTTCCGTCACTCATGAATGACAAACTTTTCAATTTAGGGCAGTTATTAAACCCATTTACCTTCTCACAAGAACTTTCAATTCTTAATGTTGTCAGATTGGGCATATCGTTACAACCCTCAACGTCAACCACATAGCCTGTAGTCGCTGAAGTTAATGATGTTAAATTATTCATACAGTTCTCAGGTATAACTTTTAAACTTGTACTATTTGTCATTGGCAATTTTGTCATATTGAGCATATTGCAAAACGATCCGCTTTCAAGCGTAATACCATTGCTGTCGGTCACATTACCATAAATTATAACATTAATCGTATTACCACTATAGCCATTAAAAGCGTTTTTAGGTATTTTGGTAGTACAATTACCCGATTGTAAGTCTAAACTTAAATTTATGTTTGCCGATGTATTACTTGCGAAACCATCGGTATCGTTAATATTGGTAGATCGCCCAATTTGTATACTTTGAAGTCCAGATAAATCTCCATCAATACCTTTGTCCATAAGATAGAATCTTCCCTGCACTGTCGCAGGATAAATAACTAAACTTGTTGTTTCTTTGTTTACATACACTACGCATTTATTTGTAGTTGCCGCTTTGATGTTTAAGTTTCCAACAACATGACTTCCTTTTAGTATCTCATTTCGCTTTATTTCTTCGACACCTGTTTGCCCATCAACTGAAACCATTGGAACGAAAGTCAAGGTGTAAGGCAGTTCCAAACCATTAACAAATGTGCTATTAGCAAGAAACGATTCGGGGTGTGAAATATCACAATATACTGTAGGAAATACAATATTGGCAAGTTTTTTACAGCCTGACAACACACCCTCACTGGTCGAAATGTTTGCAAGATTAGCAGGGAAAACAAAGGCTGTTATATTCTCAAATCCGTTTCCCATAGGTGAAGTGAGGTAGGTAGCTTTTACTTTGGAACAATCTATCTTTGTAGTTGTTTCTTTATCAAAAGCATTATCAAAGTTAGTTAAATCATCACTCTCAGACACAACGGTTGTATCGTGCATACCTGAAGAATAATTCTTTTTAAATGTTGAAATTGCGTTTGTATTACGTCTAACTACTTCATTGTCATCATAACGTATTAAACAACGTGACGGTGACATAGATTGAAATTCTACCGTGCTATCTGTCGGCAATGTATTGGTAACTGTAACTTCATTTCCTGTTATCCATTGAGCCGTCAATGTTGTGTTGTTATTTGGTATAGTGTACACGTCGCCATAATTGTATTTGTTGCCTAGACTATCCGTCCATGCGAACAATTTATTCTCGTTATACATATCCCCACCTTGTAAAACGATTTGTTTATTAGGGGCTTGGTTAATGCTCTTATAAGTGATAGTATTGCCGCCTTTGTCCTTGCCACCATTCGTGTTATAAGATATTGCCACTGTATCGCTTAAAGTTTCACAGTAAATCGAAATACAGTCCGTATCAAATGGTAACCATTGCAAATTAGTGGCTTCAATAGTCATCTCTCCATTGCTAAGAGGAATGGTTAATGATTGAATAAGAAAAAGTTGCTTTTTAAATTTGTAATATCCGTTTGTAAGTTCAATTGTGTTGTCAACGTCAAGGTGGGGGAGACCTGGATAATTAAAACTTACCGAAGTTCCCATACAGGTATTTTGTAACAGTATATACTCCGCCTGCATTCTACATTTTTCTTCACCACTATCCAGCGTTGTATCGCCAAGACTTATATAATAAGTACCGCCATCCAATCCCTTATATCCTACCGAGGTTATACAAACTGGGGACTGTGGGTTTTCATTTTTTGCTGTATAGGAATATATCTCGCCGTTAGTGTTATCCGTAGTAACTGTTACAATGTTTACACCGTCATAATTATATTGAACATCAATGTCGGTTTCAGCTATATCGACTTCACCCAGATTACTTTGTGGCGATAGATGCCTATACCAAGAGGGAAGATTATAGTTAAATACCCTTTCCATTCTAAGCCTGCCGTTGACATCGTAATAAATGTTAGCACCATACATTTCAGCCAACTTATCGAATATTTCACCAAGGTACCCACCCTCGTCAACCACAATATCGTCATATAATTCTGCATCATAAAAGATTGGATCAATTAAAGGTTCAACGGGGTCAAGCGGAATGTTATTGCCTAAATCTAACATCAAAGTATCTCGAATAAGGTCGGCAATTTTTGTTCCTTTTTTAGAATTTGTAACACTAGCTTGATATTCTACCAAACACATTCTTGCATTTAATTCGCCATTTAGAAAACCATATTTATCAATACCTTCGATTGCTAATGCTTTGCCATGCGCTGTTGCCGATTTTGCAATGAATACGCCTTGTGGAAACCAATATATATCATTTGAAACAACTACGCCTATAAAAAGCTTAAACTTCCTATTGTGCCAAAACCAACTGTCTACCTGTGGTAAATATTTTTCATCGCGGTCTATGATAGTAAAAGAGCAAGACCTGCGACAGCCTTGCTCCTTATTAATTGATATTGAACCAACCTCGGCAGAGGAAAGGTCGTTTGTAATTTGTCCAATCGCACCCTCATAGTGTGATAGAATTTCTACCTTGAATTTTAATTTACGCATTGGATTCTGT